CCGGTCAGCACGACCACCGCAAACCATATCCCGGCGACAACGGCGTACAATTTGAACCGATAGAGCAGCCAAAGAAATGACCCGCAACCGCCGCCCGCTTTACGACCGCCGCACCGATAGCCTGCCCAGGCCGGCCGTTAACCTTGCCGCGCGTCTGGTGCAACTGTCACGGCAGACGGAAGCGGTAAGCGTGCGGGTGACGATAATCAACCATCAATGGGTACTGTGGAATGATGGTAAGGTGGAGGTGTTAGGGAATAATGGCGATGACACCCCGTAAGCTATACCCGTTCCTCGCTGCCGGGCTTGCGCTTATGCTGGCCGGGATAACCGCCGATGTCATGGCGACCCATGCCGCCGGGGTGGTGGCCGGTTCCGAGCTGGCCCCGTATCAATACCGGCTATTGTTTGCCGCCGTGTTTCATCCGCTGGCTGCGCTGATGGGCGACTTCCCGGCCGCGTGGCTATTCTGGACGGTCACGCTATCCATTCTGGCCCTGTGCGTTGACCTGCTATGTTGTGAAAATGGCGTGAATGACGCGGGCCAATGGGCGCTATTGGCGTTAATCATGGCCGTTCTTCTGGTCTACGTGCAGCCGGCCGGGGGCATGTGGTCTATTCTGGAAGCGGTATTTTATGCGCTGGCTTTGCTGCTCATGTTAACCGGCCGGGTGCGCTGGCTGTACCCGCTGGTGATGGTCGCCACCCTGAACCGGGAAACCGCCGTGTTTATTCCGGTCATGGCCCTGCTTGTGCTGCGCGATTGGAAACACGCCGCCGGCCTGGGTGCGGTGTGGCTGGCCACCTATGGCGGGATTCGCCTGGGCATTGGCCCGGTTCCGTTGCATGTCACCCTGGGCGAGATATGGGCGATAAACACCGGCCGGGGCTTGCTGCCCTTCCTGATTGGCCTGCCGTTGTTTGGCTGGCTGTTCTGGTACGCGGCGCGGGGCTGGCGATATGCACCGGACAGGTTGAAACGGGCGGCGCTGGTTATCCCGCTATACCTTGCGGCGGTGGCCGTGTTTGGTGTCTGGCACGAATGGCGGCTATTGCTGCCGGTTCTGCCGGTATTAGTATTGTTGATAGGTATTTGACACGACATAAAATAGTATGGTAAGATAACCGCAATCGAATAACCTGCCCGGCGACCATACCGGGAGCAGTGGTAAACTCGTTAAGACCTTGCCGCTAATCTCTTTCGAGAGGTTAGCGGCTTTTTTGTTTTTGGGGCAACTATGCCAAGAAAGAAAACCGACAAATTATTCTTTGAAGCTCAGGTGAACAAGACCGGCCGGGAATGGGAAGTCACCATTATCGGCCCCAAGACGCCTGAGCATCTGCTAACCGTTGAAGGCCGCGAGTATATCCTGAGCGATAACGGCCGGCTTTACGCGGTGGATGCAATCGAACAAAGCGCGGGAATGTGGGAGGGCGTCAAGGTATACGACGACCACCAGACAGAAGAAGAGTTTCAACGCCGCTCCGGGATGCGCAGCCCTAAAAATGAATGGCTGGGCAGCCTGGTGTCCCCGCGCTTTGTTCGTGACAACGGACTGCCCCAACTCCGCGCCATATTCAAGGTGGTCGAGGACGGGCTTGCTAAGAAGTTAAAGAACGCCTGGGATGCCGGGGTGCTAAACACCATCGGCCTCTCGCTAAACGCATTTACCGAAGCAGGGCGCGAAGTCATGAGCGAAGGACGCGCCATGCAGACGGTTGAGGGGTTTAGCAAAATTTTATCCGTCGATTTAGTTGGAAACCCGGCAACGGCTGGCGGCTTTGTTCGCCTCATTGCCGCCGAACAGGAGATGAAAGTTATGAGTGATGAAACAAATGAGGATGTACCCCGCATGGTGGACCAAGACATCCTAAGCGAATTAGTTTCTAAGGCCGTTGCGGATGCCTTCGCCGCGAAAGCCGAAGAAGCAGAGGACATTGAAGCCCTGGCAGATGATGAAGTCATCGCCGCGAAAGCCGAAAAAGATACGGCGGTCGCCGAGGGCAAATTGCAACGTATGGCCGCGCAAGCGGAGAAGTTGCAACAGGAAGCCGCCATCGCCCGCACGTCGATGCGCGTCGATAAACTTCTGGCCCAGGCCGGGCTAAAGAAAGAGTTTGCCGACGTGGTGGAATTCAACTTCGAGGGCAAGGTGGCCACCGAAGAAGAAATCGCCAAGTTCATCCGTATGCAGAAGAGGGCACAAGCGGCTTATGACCCGACCGGCAAAGTACGCACGCCCGGCGGTTCCGGTGTATCCGTTGGCATGGGGCAGGAAGATCGCTTCTCCGCCGCCATCGGGCATTTGCTCATGGGTGAATCGGTTTATCGCAAGTTGGAAAACAACGAAGATGAGACCGTAAAAGAGCGGTTGCTTGAGGATTCCGGGTATCAAGCCTGGAAAAATCACGGCAAGGAAAAGACCGGTTACTATCGCATGTCGCAATTGCTGTATGATTACTTCGATGGCAACCCGCTAGAAGGGCGCGTGATGGAAGCGGCCAGCACCGCCACCCTGACGACCGCCGTGAAAAATACCGTTAATATCATGTTGGCTAATGCGTACAGCCAACGTGAGCTATGGTGGGAACCGATTGTCACGACCCACGAGGTAGATACAATCGATGATGCAACGTTAGCCCGCGTTTACGGCGCGGCTACATTGTCAACCGTCGCGGAAGGTGGCGCGTATACCGAGCTACAACTGGCGGACGAAGAAGAGACCGCCAGCTTTGTAAAGCGCGGCAACTATATCGGCGTGACGATGGAACTGTTGATGCGGGATAAAATCAGCGAAGTTCAGCGCATCCCGGTTAAGTTAGCTAATGCCTGGTACAACACGCAAGCCGACCTGGTTAGCAACGTGTTCACCGTCAACAGCGCGGCGGGTCCGGCATTATCCGATTCCGGCGCACTATTCAACGCAACGGCCACCACCTCCGGCGGTGGGCATAAGAACCTGTTAACGACCGCGCTCAGCCATGCCGCTTTTGCCGCCGCTCGTTTAGAGATGCGCAAACAGACGGATGACACCCTGGGGACCGGCCGAAAATTGGCAATCAGCCCGCGTTATTTGTTGGTCCCGGTAGACCTGGAACAAACCGCCTGGGAAATTCGCAACAGCGAGCTATTCCCCGGCGCTGATTTCGATGCGGCCGGCGGTGGAGCGCAAACCTCCAACTTCCTGCGCAACATGTTCGACATCATCGTTGTTCCGCCCTGGACGGACGCGACCAATTGGGCGCTTGTTGGCGACCCGGCATTGTATCCGGCCATCCACCTGATTTATCCGCGTGGCCAGCGCGTCCCGCAGATTTTCAGCGCAGACAATGAAAGCACCGGCGCCATGTTCACAAATGACGAACTGCGGTTCAAGGTCCGCTTAATGACATACCGGTTCAGCGCGACTTATGACTGCGCCCCGGTTTCAGACTTCCGCCCGTTGCACAAGTCCAACGTTGCTGGATAAAAGGAGATAGAAAAATATGAATGAGAATCTGGTAGTTATTCCCTTTGCAATCAGTGACCCGGACGAATCGGCCGGCGTAACGACCGGCGCGGAATATATCATGCTCCCCATCACAGGGACCATTGTATACGTGCAGGCGGCACCGTTTGAGGACGATTCCGGCGCGACGCTCGACATTCTGGACGACGGCACCGACATCATCACCGGCATTGACGTGTCCGACCACGACGTACCGGGCGAGTGGATTAGTACGCACATGGATGGGGCTAATGCGCCGGTAGAAGTCGCCGCCGGTTCTAAGCTATCCATCGACATTAACGCTGGGGCTGCGGCTAACCGGTTTAGCGGCTATATGCTGGTTCTGACCGGCGCAGGTTACGGATAAGATGAGCGCTAACCTACGGCTTGCCTGTAAACGCATGGGCTTGTCGGTGGGTGACGTTCTCGACTATGCAGAGTACGAAGACCGTATTGTTTTCGTGATGGTTCAGGGGCACAAACACACCGTGCCCCTACCCCTGCTAACCGAACCGGCACCAGCCGCACAACAAGAGCCGGAACCGGAAACAGAACAATTTGTTGACCTGGAAAGCATGCCTTACCGGGAACTGCAAGCCCTGGCGAAAGATGCCAACATAGACGCGCGGCAGAGTAAAGCCGCGTTAATCGAGGCATTGGAGAGCGGCGAATGATTAGTTACTACTACAAAAACACCGGGTCAAGTGCCATCGTCAAAAGTGGCCCCGGCCTGGTTCACACCATCACATTAGCCGCCGGTGCCGATGCCGCCACGTTGATTCTTTACGACAACACGGCCGGAAGCGGCACCGTGATTTGGAAGCTGGCCGCCGCTGCGAATACCAGTGAAACGGCGATGCCAGATGTACCGTTCGCTACTGGTTGCTATGCTGCCCTGACCGGCACCGGACCCAGCGCGAGCTTGAGCTACAGATAATGGCTACCACGATAAACACCTTCACCCAACAGGTCGAGATATTACTCGGACCGGATGACAGCAATACCGAATTGAGTGATGTTCAGATTCAGACGTTTGTTAAGGCGGCGGTCGAGCGATTCAGCCGCGACCAGCCGGACGAAACGACAGAGGACGAAAGCGGGGACGCTGGCAAGTATTACGACATTGCTAACCTGCTTGGTTCTTGGGTGGAGGGGTTTAGTGCAATCATCGCCATTGAATACCCGGCGCAGGCGATTAGTGCCGACGCTGAACCGACATACCTGGAAAACGAAGATTTCCAAGACGATTACTGGCAAGGCGGCACCCGTTACTTGTTCCTCCCCAACCACGCGCCCGCCGCAACTGAGACAATGCGCATCAAGTATACCGTCCCGTATACCTGGGCCAGCAGTCCAGAGCAAACCACAACCCCAACGCAAGACTTTTACGCCATTTGTAACCTTGCCGCCGGTTATGCTTGCCAGGCAATCGCCACAAAATACAGTCGCACGTCTGACAGCACTATTCGGGCGGATAGTGCCTCCCATTCCTCCCGCGCAGATTGGTTTGCGCGGCGGGCGCGTGAATACATCGGCTTTTACGAGACACACCTGGGGCTAGACAAAGACCAACGGGTACAGGGTGCCGGCGAGTTTGTCGATACCGATACACTCCCCGGCTGGCCGTCAAGCCGCCGCTATCTGTTTCACGGAGCAGACACCCGGTGACATACCAGGTTGACATCGAACCGATTAACCTTGACGAAGCCATTCGGGACGTGGCGAACATTGACCGCTATGTGCTGGATGAGCTTGAAAGGACGATGGATCGCACGGTTGACAACCTGGTTGCCGCCGTTTCCCAGCGCACCCCGAAAAATACAGGAAATCTTCAGCAGTCATGGAGTAAGGACGTGCAGCGCGGCGTATCTGCCGTTCGTGGCGAAGTGGCTACACCGGTTCCATATGCGCCCTATGTTGAAAAGGGGCGCGGTCCTGGCGGGTGGCCACCACGCGACGCGATAGAGAAATGGGTGGAACGCCGGTTGCAGATTACCGACGAGAAAGAAATCAGACGGGCGGCCTTTCTTATCCGCCGCTCCATTGCCGAAAAGGGCACTTTTCAGAATCCCCAATATCCTGTTCCGAGAATGGCCGAGAAAGGACTGGACGCCTATCGCGGTATCATGTTGCGCGACTTTGCCGCCATTCCTGAGCGCGTTAAGCAGCGGGTAGAACAGACATGAGCGAATCAGCTATTCGTACCCTGGTTTACACCGCCGTCAATGGTGTATCGAACGTGGGCAAGGTCTACGATTATGAACGCTGGGCGGCGGAGTGGGCGGACGTGCTGGCATTGTTCAGTACCAGGATTAGCGGGGTTAACCAGATACGCGGTTTCAATGTCGCCTATCGCGGATTCACCGCCAGCCGGGACCCGCAATTCGCCCGGTTTGTGCAACACACACACCGCTTCCAGGTGCAGGGCTACATGGGCATAAGCGACGATAACAGCACCGAAAAAACGTTTTCGACATTGGCAGAGGCAGTCGCCGCCGCCATTGATGCGGATAGCACGCTGCATGGTAGCAACTACATCACCACCACCCCGGCCAGCCTGGACACATTAGAACCGCGCTGGTTTGGGTCTACGCTATGCCATTATGCCGAGATTAACGTGCAGGTAACGGAGCAGGTGTCATGACGTTTTTGTCCATTGTCACCCGCTGCCATCCAAACCGGCCGGGCTTCCTGGCAGAGAATGAGGCATCGGTCGCCGCGCAGACCTGCAACGATTACGAACATATCTTCATTGTAGACGATGAGGGGCGCGGTGTGGCCTGGGCAAATTGGGCTTTGCAATTGGCGCAGCCGGCCGGCGATTACGTGCTGGTCCTGGATGATGACGACAAGCTCACCGACCCGGAAGCCATCGCCAAGCTAAAAGAGGCCACCGCCGATAATCCCGATTTAGTCATTTTCAAAGCCGACCATGACGGTTTAGGTATCTTGCCCAGCCCGCTGATATGGGGGCGGGCCATCTTGCGCGGTCATATCGGGTCATGCGATTTCATCACCAGCCGGGAACAGTGGTATCAGCACATACACCATTTCGCGCAGCCGGAATGTGGTGACTTCAGCTTCCTGAACGCTCTATGGTTTAACCGGCCGGAAGTGGTCTGGCTTGACGAACAACTGGCCGCCGTGCAACGAATCAGCAAAGGTGCGCCGGAATGACCACCGTTACCGCCGTCCTGTTGTCCTGGGAGCGCCGCGCCAATATGCCGCGCATTATCGACGCCATTCGCAACCAGACGGTATCAACCGAAATATGGCTGATAAACAATGGCGGCTTCGACCACTTTGATGCGGACCGGCTTATCGCTATCCCCTGGAATGCAGGGGAGTGGGCGCGGTATGTGTTCGCCGGCCGGGTTGAAACTGAGTATGTCATGTTCCAGGATGACGATTTCCTCATGACGGATGACGGTTTTTTGGCCGATGCCATCGCTGCCCATACTCGCCATTGTCCCGACCATATCCTGTGCGTGTCCGGCCGGGTGATTGGCCACGAACCGCCGTTCTATAATCGGGACGTGTTTAACGGATTTTGCCACGTTCCAAAGGGCCACTTCCAGCTATTCCGAACGGGCCTTGCGCGCCGGGCCAGGATACCAAACCATCCCAGCGCGTCGGACATTCAATGGGCGCTGGACACCGGAAACGGCGAGGCCCGGCATTGGGTAGACGCTACCTTGCGTAGCCGGATGACAGAGCTGGAGCGGTACGGCGTGGGTTATGAGTTTCGGCCGGACCATTACCAGGAACGGGAGCGGGTTGTCGAGCAATGGCTACAGGAGCGGGTTTATGTTTGAAGTCATCGCCGGCAGCGGGCATTGCGGGACCATGTGGTTATCGCAGGTGCTAGACGGCATACCCGGCCGGAATTGGTTTCATGAGAAGAAAACGGACATCGTTAGTATGCCCTGGTACGTGGCCGATTTGAACGCGCCGGACAGCCCGCTATTTGAATACTACTGGACCTACGCGCAGTCATGGCTAGACGCCGGGCATTTTGGCGATAGCAATAGCTGGCCGCCGGAAATGTTACCCGCCGTTCATGATGTTA